CTAAAATTGGTTTAGCAGAACCATAATAAGTTTTCCAGTCCGATTCTTTTACTACCACCTTTGTGGCTGACTTCCTGCCTGGTCCTGTTTGTTCTGCTAGTTCCTTTTTTGTTAATTTTTTCTTTACATTGTAATATAATACTTTTTTACCAATGTAAGAAACTCCACTTGGTTTATGAGTTACTATGTAAATAAAACCAAAGGTGTCTTGAGGAAAATCCTCAATATTTTCTATAACTTTTTCGTTGTATAACCACATATTATCTATCTATATTTACTAAAATTGTTGTGTCTGTTGTTGGGGATAATGGTAAAGGTTGTGATAATTTTCCTACTGCTAATAATTGTTGTTGTTCATTATATAACCCTACTGTTGTTACATATGGTTGAAAATAAGAACCAGTAGCAAAATCATATAAAGTATCATTATTTGAACCTGAAAGTATTGTTGGGTTTAGACTAAAACCAAATTCGTTTTCTCCTGCTGTACATTTATATTGGGTTTCATAAATTGTGATAGACGAAGAAAAAGAACAAGTTACGTTAGATGATGTTACAAAATTTTGTACTATTATAGCGTCTGATGTACCATAAAGAGAGGAACCAAATATAGCTGTTCCGTAAGTATCTCCTTGTGGTTGTGAATCACTTGTAATAATAGCTATACCATGAGGATAAAATATTTGTCCACAAATTTCATCTGTTGTATCATATATTAAATTACCTTGTCCATCATCATATATTGAACCACTATCTGAGGTCCAAGTAAATGAACCTGGTTGGATATAGTCTCCGAATAATCCTACTGGTATTGATATTACTCCAATATATGAATCAGAAGCTGTGGGAAAATAATGTTCAAAAGTTAATGTTGTTTGAGGGTAATTCCAATATCTACCAGCAGAGGATGTAGTTCCTACTAAAACATCTCCTGAAGGATCGGAACCAGGAACTAGACTTGCTGTTACAACTGGAGATCCTAAACTAGCTGTGCTATTTAAATAATTTGAATAATATAATTCCTTAATAGAACTATAAATTAATCTTTGATATTGTGGAGTAATTTGACCTGTTATTGGATCAGTTAAAGGATTAAATAAAGAACTAGAATTTAAACCTAAATATCTATCAATACCTACATTAGAAGCAGTAAATGCTGCGGCTCCCTCAAAATAAAATGATTTATTTAAAGTTAAGGGAGTAATAACTATGTCGGAAGCTAGAAATTGTTTGTAGGCACCCATTCATTTTAGAAATCTAGTTTAACTCTAACTAATGCTTCTTTTGTAAAGTTTTTACTTAAAGGTCTTGATAATTTAGCAACAGCTAATAACTCGTTTGTATCATTATATAATCCAATAGTTGTAATATATGTTTGTGGATTGTTAATAAATGAACTATATAATACTTCACCCGTTGAACCAGAAATAAAACTTGGATTTTCTGAGTAGTTAAATTCTGAACTTCTTGGTCTTACAAATACAAAATCTGAGGTAATGGTTTCTTGGGAATTTATTTGGAATCCTGTTTGACCATCTGCTGCTGAACGACTTATAGCTTGGAATATTGAAATATTAGCACTTTGTGTAGGTTCAAAGGAAGCGGTTGCTACTACAACTGAAGGGCCCCAAGCATATGAACCACTATATCCTAATTGAATACCTCCACTAACAGCAAATGTTGCTAAAGCCATTGGGTTTAATAAAATAGTTCCAATATCAGGTAACAACCAACCATAAGAACCTGAATTAGATGAGTAACCTTCTGCTGTGTTTCTAGAAGAAATTGTAGCTCTTGTTCCTGCTGAACCTGTAATTAATTGAAATACTCTTGTTCCACCTCCAGTGTATTGAACAGATGATACGTAATTGCTATTATCTGTTAATGATATAGAACCTGAACTACCTGAAATAGTTAGTGTTAGTGAACCTAAAAATATAGATTCTTTATAACACTGTCTTTCTAGAGTTAGGGCAAAAAATTCAGATGAAGTAACATTTCCAAATATAAAATCTGTATTTTCATCAGCAAGTACTAAATCTTGCCATTGTCCATAAATTGTGGAAGTAGGTGATTTACCATTAACTTGATTATTAAAATTAACACTACCACTACCTGCTGAATTTCCATAAGCAATAGCAAATTGAATTGAGGAAGTAGAAGGAGTATCAAATATATTCAAATAATAATCTCCAGAAGTAGATTGTTTTTGAATAGAAGAGGTATAATAGGCAGTTAATGCTGGATTTCCTGTAGTCCAAGCGGTTGCTGAAATAGCATCTGAGCTTACCACAAAATCATCCGGGGTGAATCTTACAAAAGACATATTTTATATTTTATTAAACTTTAGTTACGGTTACAGGAACAGTTAAACGAGCACCACTATCTCTACCTGTTATAGTTAATGTGGCTTGTAATTGGGTTTGAGAACCAAACAATGTATTGACTGTTGTAGCTCTCATATTAATTGTAGTACCAACAACCGTTCTTGATACTGAAGTACCAATAGTAGTAGTTTGATTTGCTAAGTTAAGAGCTTGAACATCTGGAGTGTTAATGCCAACTCCTTCAAAGGTACTAAATAATCTGATATCTGAAATAGTTGCTGTATATCCAGCTGTTTCAAAAGTATTACCTCCTAAATAGTTTAAGGTTTGAGGAGTAATTGCTAATGAAGCACCTTGTTTCAAAATAATAGCAGAATATCCAATGTCCAAAATAGGCATTTTAGCAGTTCCACGTGGTAAAGTAACTAATTTATATTTCATTACTTGAGTAGCTTGTGGAAATGCTTCTAATAAAGGCATATTATCAATTGCTTGCCCATAATATGCAGAACCTGATGGGTGATTTGGGTTATAAAGAGTATAATCAATTTCATCATCAGCTAAAGCAAATTGGGTGATTTGGAATTGACCATTTTGTTGAGCTAATAATTGACGCCCAACGTCTGTTAAAATAGCATCTACTGTTACTACGGTATTATTTAAATATCCCATTTTTTAATTTTATTATAAATATGTTAGTTTATTGTTTTTTATTAAATATTAGTAAAAAATCCTGCTTTTTGTGCTATTTCTATAAAAGATCCAGTAAAATAAGGATTAAAATTAAACGGAACTACTATTCCTTCTGGAGAGTTAGGGATTAATGAGGGTGATGGAAGATATTCATTAATTAATAAATTATAAAAACTTGAAGTAATAGCAAAACTACCAGTTCCGCTTGTTCCTCCAGCAATAATAACAGGGAAGGTACTTCCGGATGTAAAGAAAGGGGAAGTAGAGGTAAATGTTGGTAGATATAATGTAGCTAATGAGCTAGAAACAGCACTTCCATAAGATCCTGATTCCCAGAAGTTTGCTATAAAAACATCTTGTAATGCTCCTGGTGTTTGTGGACCTAATGTTATAGAATTTCCATCAATGTCTATTAATGTGGTTACATTTATATTACCATATCCTCCAGGAAAAGGCCAATTAATGTATGAGACTGTACTAGCAGTAATTGAGGTAAAATAACCAAAATAATTAGTATAAGTTTGTCCTGCTGATCTTGATTCATAGGTTGTAACTTCACACCCAAAATATCTTGGATTAGCACTTTTTAATGATGTATAATTAGAATCAGGAACAGCAAATCTAGTAGCACTTCCACTCAAAATATCTTGTTCATTTACAGCCGTAATAGCATTAGTTGTAAAATCAACATCCATGTATTTAGAACTAGGTCTATTTAAATAAACATCATTTTCTACAACAAATCCATTAGGATCAGATAATGTTGATTCTCTAACAACAAAATCAGATATATTAATAGGACTAACTCCAAAATAACCATCTATATTTAAGAAATAAATTTTAGGTAATAATCCTGTTACTTCATAATTTTGAATAAAATTAGTTGCTTGGGTTAGATAAATAGCATTAGCATAAGAACCCGATGAAACTCCTTTAGCAAAAGAATTATCTGAATTGACTATTACTATATTATATCCTCCACCTGTAGGAATTGAACCTGTAATAGTAGCTGTAAAACTTAAATAGTATGTTCTTTCAGATTTAAAATCATAATTTATATAATCAGCGGCACTAGAAGTAACTCTTGGAAAACCTTGATCAACCCCAGCGGTATAAAACCCAGCGGGATAAGTATAAGCTACTGGGATTAAATCTTGTGCATAAACAACAGGGGTAATAACGGTATAATCTGTTAAATTACCATTAGTTACTACTAAATTTGAACCACTTAATTGACCGTTATAAAATTCTGATTGAGCTGATTCTGTAAAGGGAATGGAACCGCTTAAAGATGGTGTTGAACCATACCAAACCTGATCTATATTAACAGCTCCTGGGTAAACAAATGCAGATGAGGTTTGTCCTAATAAATCAGGCATTGAACCACCATTTCCTCCTTCAATATTTCCTACATCTATTGAACCTGTAATTGTTTGGTCTTCAACAAGATAAGGAATATTAGTTGAACCACTAGCTATATTTGCTAAAGAAGCAGAAGTAGTAACTTGGGGTGGTCTATATCTATTTCTATCAAGTAATGTATTTTTAATAATAATTCCTGCTGCTAAAGATGTTCTTGCTGGGGTCCAGTCAACTAACATTTTAAATAAAGAATTATCAAAAAACTTAATTAATCTTATGTAATCATTCCAATCATAAGGTGATTCGTATTTTTCAAAATATGAATAACTTAAAGCATCTAAATCAGGATAAGCATCTAATGAAGATGATTGGAATCTTGGATCACCAATTAACTCTCCAATATTAAAATACCCGATTTGTGAGTTTATATCCTCATTTATTTCATTTTGGGGTGAAAAACCTACTTCAACATAATCAATATTTCTAGTATAACTAGCACTTATTGCTGGAAATTGTTGGACTGAAATGAATGGAGATAAAACATTGGGGTTTGGTATATTTGTATAACTACTACTATATGGTAAAACAATATTTTGTTGTTTTATTTTATTTGAAATAGCATTTTGAATACCTGCTGGTACTTGGTCAAAATAAAATACTTCAGTATTAGGAATATATTCACCACCTGAACTGGTATAGAATATACTGTTAGAAGCAAAAGATGAAGTAGCTATCCAAGAACCTGTTATTTTAGGATGAATAGAAACCGATGCTGTATATAATTCTCCTCCTAAAGTAGCTCTAAAAGCTAAATACTCACTCAATTCTATTGAGTAGGGATTCATTATATAAGCATCAAAATTACTTTTAGATAGAGGTTGAGTATAATATCTAATTTCTTGGAATGAACCAGAAAATATTTTTCCTGATAGAGAAGAGGTACCAAAATAAGATAATGTACTATTATCCCAAATAGTAGAAGAAGCTGATAAAGAAGATGATGATTGGAAACCTACAACATTTCCATCTTCACCTTTGTAGTTTTTATTTCCAGCATATAATGTAAAATTACTTCCTGTTTTGTTAATTAAAATAGACCACCAACCGCCATCATAAAAAGGTAAATAAATACTTGATGATATACTAGAAGTAGCTATATTAGGAATAAAATCTAAATGAGCATATTGATAATAAGGATTTATAGGACCACCATTGTAAGAAGCGGTTGTATATCCAGAACCAGTATATCTTAATCTTATAGTAACTCCACTATCTGTTGACCATAAACTTTGAGAATAATATCCTGTATTTGTAGGTAGTCCTGTGGTTTTAAATCTAAATTCAACAGCTTGAGGATTATTACTTGGTGAATTCCAAGCAGAGTTTAATACAAAAGAAGAACTTACATAAGCAGATCCACTAGTATAAAAAGAGTAATTATATTCGTTTTGCCAACTATCATAACTATTAGGATTTTTGTCTTTACCCCCAAACTCATTAATTCTTAAAATAGTATCAGTAATACCAAAAGTAGTAATTAAATCTCTTACACCTGCTACAGAACCTTTTTTCTTTAATAATAAAGGTAAATTATGATATATTCTTTTGTATTGTTCTTTATTAATATCATCTGTAGG